AGAGTGCTGCAGTGCGTGCCATAACTTCAGTGTAATCTCTGCATCTTTTTCTGCATACTCACCTACAAACGGTGCGGGCAATCTCCACATCTCTGCTTTCGGATTAACACCAAAATCTTTTGCAGCATCTTGTAAAAGTTTTTCATTCTTACGCATACCAATGTAATCTTTTGCGACAGAGTCTAATGTAAAACTGTATCTGTTTTCATCAATCAAACTTGCAGCAATCATTGTATCAACAATACCACCGTTGATGTGAAAACCCATCGACCGTATCCAGGACACATCATACATTGCATTGTGAAATATTTTTGTAGAGGTTGTGTGTAAAACTTCTTCGAACCAATCCAAGACCAATGCGCGGTCCATGTTCCCTCCACCTTCGTGCGCTATTGGAAAGTAGCCGGACCAACCTTCGACCGCAACGGCAATACCGACTACTTCCCCGTCTCTTCTTACCGAACCTGATCCCATTGTCATCAGGTTTGGATCTCGTGTTTCCAAGTCAATTGCTATTTCCAAGTGACCGGATAAATCTGGTAATCTGTGTGGTGGCACCCACTCAGTTTCTGGTGTGAATAGTGGTTGTTGTAACGTTCTCAACTATAGTCCCTTTCGATTATCATATCGATAAAATGTTTCGCTTTCTCGAGGCTCTCTTTGCCTCCCTTATCTTGATGTCTAACTATATATTTTATAGCCGATCCTTCAGCAAATAACAACTTGTTTTTATTGATGAATTCGCTAGGTTGTATCTCGTATTTTTTGTAATGGTCGCCGCCGACCTGGTTGTCGTATGGACTAGACATATGTGCATTCTCCTGTTTCTACGTTTACATTTAAAATATTTACACCAAGACTTTTTTGTATTGGTGTGAGTGATCTATTTATTTTATAACCATCTCTCTTTCTCACACACACTGACTTGACATCTATCAACACAACTTCGTGTTCTCGTATTGCAACAAGATCAACAGCACCCTGTTGTGACATGTTCCTGCAAACTAAATATCCTTGGTCCCACAGCCACATTGCAGCGATGTATTCTGCTTTGTCACCTTTTATGTGTTCATGAAACCTCACAACACATACGCCCTTTCATAATTTTTTGGTTCTAATATGTGTAAAGATTTTTTTGCACGTGTCACAGCGACATAGAATAGACGGTGTAATTCATCTGGATCAATATCATTGTGGTCAACAGCAGACTTAGTAATATCAGGAAGAATGAGTACATTATCCGCTTCACCTCCTTTCGCAGCGTGTATCGTTGATAAAGTTATTCGTGGTGTTTGTGTAATCTTTTCATTGTTAGCTAACATATTACGAATGTAGTTTTCTGTATCTATATCTAAACCTGCAAACGCTTTATACCAAACATCTTGTGTTTGTAATCCGTGATCCGCGCGACACTCTTCAATGTAATAACCCTCTTCGTTCTCGTCCATGGTTTTACCTGTGCGATAACCTTTGGTTACGTTGTCACCAAGATAAGAATAAATATTTTTTATTGACGCCACTGGTAATAATGTTTCACTGTTTTTCCACTTTTCCCACGTTTGTATTGCAAGAAGTAAATCTAATTTCACAGAGTTTTTTGTTTTGTGTGCGTAGTACCAACCCTGTAATTCACATAATTCTTTTATGTCATCTAAAAAATAATTAGCGCTTGACAACACTAACCACTCACCTTGTGACATGTCCACCTGTGTGACGTCAGAGTATCTTGTAAGATCGCCCATCTCTTGTCTAGGCAAATAATCTTTGTCGTATCTGTTGGAAACGTTCCTAATAATTTTTTGTGATAACTCGTGTATTGGTCCACCAGGTATTCTGTAAGATTGATTTAATGTGTCGACGTAATCTACTTCTTCTTTAAGTGCAATAAAAGTATCAACATCAGCACCAGCCCATTTAAAAATAGCCTGGTCGTCATCACCAGCAATATATGTCTTGTCGGCTTTTCTCCATAACGTTCTAACCATTCTCCATTGTAGGGGTGAAAGATCTTGTGCCTCGTCAATAAATAACACGTCGAAAGACGGTGATATATCTTGTTCAATAAATTGCTCCAACATGTCATCATAATCGTACAGTCCTTTTTCCGCTTTATACTTCTTAAGTTCTTGATCTAAAAGATATAATAAATCTCTTTCAATGTCCATATGGTGCTCATTCCTGTCATACAAATCTAAGACAGGCATCTCTAAAACTCGTGCCTTGTTAATCAATCTTAAATACTCGTTGTCAGAATTAAACACACCATCCTCGTTGCTGTACCACGCGGACTTTATTGGTATACCACACCTTAAACCAAAATCTCTGTAGTCTGCATGACCCATCACACGTTCTTTGTTCATACCTAAAGTTCTAAATGCAAGTGAATGTAGAGTTCTAAAATATGGTATTTCTTTTTTGTCTATCATAAACTTTTCTTCTGCCCTGTAGGTGGCCTCCCACGCTGCCTTCTTTGTAAAAGAAAAATATCCTATCTTTTTTATGTCAACACCATCACGTAAAAAGTCCTCAACTAAACTTAATAGTGTTGTTGTTTTCCCTGTTCCTGGTGGTCCTAGTATAATTGTTTTCATTAGAATGGTGATTGCTCGTATTTAACTTCTGATATTTCTGGTTCGTCCTCGTCTTTCATGGACTTAATCTTTATTAAATGTGGAGTTTGACCTTTTAATTTCATACGAATTTCTTTTTCAAAATTTTTAAGATTCTTTATTAAAGTTGCTGTCTTTTGCCTATCCAACTCCCAGTTGTTTCTTTTTGCCCACGCATAAAAATCATCCATTCTAAAATAACAAAAATTATCTTCATCAGTCCACGCCATCTTTCTAAGTATGTCTTCTTTTTTCCTGCCCTGTGGTCTATTGACTGTAAAATCTTTTAATAAATTTATTATAAAATATTTAGGGTCTAATGATTGCAATGGCTCACTGTGATCAACACCTGCCATCAACTCTCTTAAATACAATTTTCTCCAGTTTTTAGGTGTCACATCTGGTATTACTACATCTATTTGATCCAATACCGCTGTTGCAAATAACTCTGGATTTCTTAATTCTACGGTTTTTAATTCTATTCTTGCATCGTCTACACTTAAAAACCACTGTGGAGGATTTGATGTTACTCTAACCAAAGCGCTCAACTGTGGCATCTGCTCATCACCAAAACCAACACCATACATTTTTGTTGCACATTTAGCGGCGTCACATAGACTACAAATAGGTTGCTCTTTACATCTATACCTATCATAGTCTTTTCTTTGTAAAGATTTTATTATTTCTTGAACTTCTATGTGACCAAGAGGTGGGTCCATTAATTCAAAATTGTCAGCTGTCATTAAATTTTTCCAATTATCTGGATTAGATTTTTTTCTATACACACCAACATTAAATAAACCATTATTTCTAGAACCCTCTCCAAAACCCTGCTCTGCTAATTTATTTAAACAAGGCGGACCGTCTGGAAAATATTCTTTTTTCTTTGGTGGCTTTTGAACTTTTATGTTCTCTATTTGATCTACTGTCTGCACCCACTCGTCGTATATAGAATAGAATGATTCTAAACTAGCAGCCTCACCACCAGCTTTGATTGCATATCTTAAACCACGCATACCACCATGGTATGGTAAATTTAAAAAGTTACCTGTGTCGCCACGTTCAACTAATATTTCTACTTGTTTTGGAAAAATCTCACTGCCTGCATAACCTAATGCGTCTGCCATCTCTTTGAGTTTAGATTGCATTAGTGACGCAGGTATAAATTCTTTTGCGAATAAAAATAAGTGTGCGCCACCAGACTTAGACCTAAATGTGACCAACGGAAGACCAAGTCCTTTTATGTTTCTCATCAATACTAGGTGGTCTACGTTGTATACATCCACATCAATGCAACCCCATTTACATTCGTTGTTTTCGTTTATTGGTATAATACCAAGTGCTGGATCTTTACCTGCTATATGATCTTCCCAAAGATTATCACTTACTGATTGTCTTTTTATAAAAGCTTTACCATCAGCTTTACCTTTGGCGCTTTTCGATCCAGATAGAATCAACTGGCCATAAGCACTGTTATTGCCCTCAAATATCTCTTTAAATTTCACGCTTGGGTCTCCCTGTTCTTGGCTTACCAGCGTTTGGTTTGAATCCTGGTTTACAAATATCTTGACAGTAAACCTTGCTCTTCTGCCACTTTGTTATTTCAAACTCTTTTTTGCATGTTGGACATATTCTCGTCATAATTATTCCTTTCTAATTGTGGGCCCGCAGCAACGGGGGAGTCTAACCACGGGCCCACCATGATTAAAACGGTACCTCGTCTTTCGACTTAGTATCTTCTTCACCATGTTTTGCAGTAACGTCACCCTTGTTAGCGCTTACAGCAAAACTCTTTGCCTGCTCGTATAACCCCTTGTCTTGAACAGGACCAACCTTTTCAACGCTCCAACCAAACCAAGTCCCCTTGTCATTTGATTGTTGAACTGTTTTAAGTTTGTACACGTGACTGTGCATAGCTGGAGTGAACATACCATTCTTACCTTTAAGTTTGATACTGTTCATCATTGAGTTCCATGCTCTACTAATTTTTAATTGTGTAGATTTCATAGAAATCAAAGCAGCTTCACCTGACTCCAACAACACAAAGTATGATGCTGTGTTTTCCAAATAATTACCATTGGGTAATCTATCTTTATAACTAGCATCACGAGTAGCCTCTTTTATTATGCCGCTGTCGACAGAGTGTATTGCGATGGGAGCACTTGTGCCCTCACCACGATCAGACCATTCAACATAATCACGTTTGTAATAACATGGTATTACGTTGACGCCCTCTTCGCCGTCGTAGAGTTGCTTCGTCACGGTATTAAATATCATACCTGGCTCTGCGCCATCTACATATTTTGAATCCCTTTTATTAGTTTCGGGAGACAATTGACCTAACACTCTTAAAAATGGCAACGCAAAGTCTTGCGAGTCCATATTACTAAAACTAGTGTTAGCATCTTCCTCAAACATGCTCGTTAAAGCAACATCTGATTTTTCTTTTTTAGTTACTTGGTTCATGCAACCTCCTTCACATCAGCTGGCGCTAATGGTTTTATAGGTTTATCGATTACTAATATTTCACCATTTCTAAATTTTCTTATAAACTCTGGTTCATAAATGTAATCACCATACTTACCCATTCGGTTTTGATTTACCACTCGGTAACGCGCTAGTCTTAAAGCTCTGCAATGACTTGGTAAAGCCACTATCTGATGGTCTCTAAGTTGCTCCAAAGAGGTGCTGTTTCGACCACTAAGTAGTTGTGAATGCACACTCCATAACTTAGTCATTTTATTTTTAATAGATGCTCTAAGTTTAAAAACATAGTCACCTCTTTTTATCTTATCCTGGTCTTCTTGATCAGGATATAAACCACCCAAAGAATAATCTCCTCGAGCGATATATTGATCAACCTTGTCTTGTCGAGAAAGGTTTTCAATATTTATTTCTTCTATTTCATGTGTCATGTTTCATTTCTCCTTATTCATGATTCATCATTTCCGGCCTATTTTTGTTTGATCTTTAATAAAAACATTAAAGAATTGCGAGGGCATGTCGAGGCCGGCCTCGACACGCTCTCTATAGAGTGCTTTCAAAGTCATAGGTTCTACCTTTTGCTTTTGCGAAGGCTCATAGCCCTCTTGCACTGCAAGGTTAAGCAATTGCTCAGCCTTGTTATCTTCGCCTTTACCAAACTGAACAGCGACCTCGTTTTTAATGATGTCACCCAGTCCGTTTTCTCGAAGCCAGTTGTAAGCCGACTCCATCTCATCTTTTTTGATGGTGCAGTTGTAAGACTTTCTTACGTCAATAGAACTGCCGTCAGCTAATTTCAAAGATGACAACCCCTGCTCAGCGAGCATATTAGGTATTATCTCTGATCCAATCTTGTCTGCCTCTTGTTTCTTTTTCTTCAACAAATCTTCTAATGATGATATTTCATCTTCTTTTTGTTGTAGCTCTTGACAATAAGAGGCTAGTGTTTGTATGTCTGTTTTTTCTATTAATTGTTGTTGATCTTCTTCAAAATCAATATCGTTTATTTCATTCATTAATTTAACTCTTCCTTTTGGTATAGTTTCCACCTAGTTGCATAACTAATGTCTGGATTTTCCAAATATCTTTTTACCATGTTTCTTGGATCAAGCTGCTCCGGCCGCTTAGTGCCCATGCGTTTTTCAAAATCTTTGTATTGAAAGTCGACAAGTTGCATTAGAACTTCAACTATAAGAAGCTCTGGAAACACAGGTAGCTTTTCTTCATATAAAACCTTTACATATTCTCTGTGTTCAGGTGATGTTAAAATCTCCTGTAGTTTGTCACTTATCTTTGGCATAAGTTTCATTACAACTTTGTCCACATTATCTTTTGCTTCGTCAGTAATATTAGACGCTGGTTTTTCTGTCATTTTTATTCTCCTTTATCGTATAAATTAAATGAAAGAGGATAGTATCTTGTTTCTTGTCTATCCCATTTTAGTAGATTAAATTTACCGTTCGTTATGTCACTAACAATTGCAGTAGATAAACCAATTATTGCTGGATCACCTGTGCAAAGTATATAGTCCGTATCCTTAAAATCTTGCAAGTTCTTACGCATTTTTCTAATGAACGGTGCAGGACTAAACATCATCTGTGAATTTTCTGGTAAACAAATTACCAGATACCCGTAGTCTGATGCTGACATAATATTAATATTTTGTGGTGGGTGCTGTAACACATACACAAAGTTTTCTTCAGGATTATCTTTAATAAATTCTAAAAACTGTGTTAACTGTGTGCCGCTGTATAATTCAAAAAATCTATTCTTCATTCTTTTTGTTTGCTTTCTTATCTTCTTTCTTAAGTGCGTCGATCTCCATTGTCAACTTATCTATTGTCAATTGCATATTTATTTTTTCATTGTTGCTTTTTTGCAACATGTTAAATAAAGACGATATAATCTGATCTTGTTCCATTTCTTTCTCCTATTTGTTCTTGACATCTAACATAGTGATGATTATATAAATGTCAAGAAAGAAAATATGATAAAACATTATAAGTTTAAAACTAAGCCATACGCGCATCAGCTGGAGGCATTAGAAAAATCGTGGGCAGCCAGCACATACG